TTGTCAAGGTGTAGGACCAATATCTGCGGGAAAAATTTTGGACGGAAATACCAGTTCGGTTTTAGATATGTGGGAGGATGTGTTAGAGGCTTTTCTTAAATCTGGACAAGGAGAACAGGAGGCAATTAGAAATTGTAGGATGGCTAGAATATTAAGAGATGGAGAGTATAAGAAGAAGAAACAGGAAGTAGTATTATGGACACCGAAAGGTAAGGCAGAAATATTTAAGGGAGAGAATTATGAGTAACTATGAGATAGATGAGAGAGAAAGAAAGGAATCTCAGAAACAGAGAGCACAAAGATCACACGGATTAGATGAGAGGTATAGCTCAAAGGAAGGGTTTGGAAGAGATGACCAAGAGAATATTAAAAACATTTTACGGAATGCACCTAAATCTTCTAAGCCATGTCAGCAATGGGATGCACAAACTCAGAGGTATGTAACTATTGTACAGGATCATATAGATAAAGAAAATAAAGAGATGAAACATGATCCACTAGGTTATGAAAGACAACACACTCCTAAAAGTGGGTTACCACTAGGATTAAAAGATCGTAAAAGATTAGAAAAGGAGGAAGTGACTAATCCTAAACATTATGATAAGGTAGGATTTGGTATTCAACCTCTTGAGTATATAACCGCTAATGAGTTAGACTTTCTAGAGGGAAATGTGATTAAATATGTATCACGTTATCCACATAAAGGTGGAGTAAATGATTTATTAAAAGCTAGAACTTATATTGAAAAACTTATAGAAAGAGAGTCATTAAAAAATGAGTAAATTACCTACACAATATCAGCAATATATACATTTATCAAGATACTCTAGATGGGATTATGAAAAGAAACGTAGAGAAACATGGGAAGAAACTGTGGGTAGATATTTTAATTTCTTTGAAACACATTTAAAAAGTCAATATGAATATTCTGTTCCTAGTACTATAATAGAAGAAATGAAAAATGCAGTACTTTCCCTACAGATCATGCCATCAATGAGATGTTTAATGACTGCAGGAGAAGCATTAGAAAAAGAAAACATAGCTGGATATAATTGTGCCTATCTTCACATTGATTCCCCTCGTTCTTTTGATGAAGTTCTTTATATTCTAATGAATGGCACAGGCGTAGGTTTTTCAGTAGAATCTAAACACATTGAAAAATTATCTATAGTACCAGATGAAATGCATCCTACTGATACATGTATACAGGTGCGTGATTCTAAGTTAGGATGGGCGAAGGCATATAGGGAACTAATTAGCTTATTATATGTCGGAGTTATACCTAATTGGGATTTAACAAAAGTGCGACCTGCAGGTTCACCTCTTAAAACTTTTGGTGGTAGAGCAAGTGGACCTGAACCATTAGATAATTTATTTAAATTCACTATTGAAACTTTTCAAAAATCAAAAGGACGTAAATTAAAACCTATAGAATGTCATGATATAGTATGTAAGATAGCAGAAATAGTGGTTGTGGGAGGTGTTAGAAGAAGTGCTTTAATTAGTTTGTCAGACCTTGGTGATGATCAGATGAGAACGGCTAAGTCAGGACGTTGGTGGGAGGAATATCCTCAAAGAGCACTAGCAAATAACTCATCTAATTATCATTATAAACCTGACGTTGGTACATTTCTTCGTGAGTGGACAGCCTTATATGATAGTAAAAGTGGTGAACGTGGTATCTTTTCTTCTACTAATGCAAAGAAAAAAAGTCTTGAATTAGGGGATAGGAGAGAAGTAAGAGATGACTATGGTACTAACCCTTGCTCTGAAATAATATTGCGGTCACAAGAGTTCTGTAACCTTTCTGAGATAGTTGTTCGATCTACGGATAAATTAGAGGATTTATTAAGAAAAGTTAAATTAGCCACCATTCTAGGTACATGGCAGAGTACATTAACTAAATTTAGATATTTAAGAAGTGATTGGAAAGCTAATTGTGAGGAGGAAAGACTTCTGGGTGTATCCTTAACAGGTATTATGGATAATAATCGACTCAATGGAGTTATAGATAGTAACAATCTTCCAACACTATTAGATTCTTTAAAGAAAGAGTGTATAAAAACTAATAAAGAATGGAGTAAGAAATTAAATATCAAACCTTCAAGTGCAATTACATGTGTAAAACCTTCAGGTACAGTTTCACAATTAGTAGATAGTGCAAGCGGTATACATGCACGACATTCTCCATATTATATACGTACAATAAGATCAGATATTAATGATCCATTAGGAAAATATATGGTAGAGGCAGGAGTACCTTCAGAACCAGACATCACAAATCCTAGTAATGTATTAGTATTTTCTTTCCCTATTAAATCTCCTAAAAAATCCACTACAAGAAACCAGTTATCAGCAGTTCAACAATTAAAACTATGGGGGATTTATGCTAAGTACTGGTGTGAACATAAACCATCTTGTACAATATCAGTTAAAGAAAGTGAGTGGCCCGAAGTTGGAGCTTTTGTATTCGATAATTTTGATATTATATCTGGTATATCTTTCCTCCCTTACTCAGATCATTCATATCAACAAGCACCCTATCAAGAATGTAGTGAAAAAGAATATAAAAATTTATTAAAAAAGATTCCAGACTTGGAATGGACAACTTTAAGTAAGTATGAAAAAGTAGATCTTACTACTTCCTCACAAGAACTAGCATGTACTGGAAATACTTGTGAAATTCTTTAAAAAACAACCTTTATAGAGATAATTTATTATGTTACATGGTAAAATAGGTAGTTATGGTATAACTAAAGAACTTTTAAATTGGTTAAAAGAGTGTTTTCCTGATAAGTTACCTTCAATAGCTACAGATTTAGAACAAATGAGATTTCTTCAGGGTCAACAAAAGGTTATTGAAATATTAGAAAGTGAATATAATATAAGTACCCAAGAAAGTGAAAGCTCAGAAACTACAATTAACATTTTAACTTCGCCACAAAAATAATGAGTTGGTTTACCAAAAAACTTAGACAGTATTTTCCTCAAACTAGAGGAAAATCCTATGATATAAACACCGGAATTAACACTCTTACTAAAACTGCAACTGGTGTATTTGATGAACAGCATCACAGAAATTTAACTGCTGGTATAGATGTTTTTTCTACTGGTATTAATAAGACAACAAATATTTTCTCTTCCCTAAATACACCGGAAGGAAGTTTGTTTGCACATACTGAACGGCTTCTTCATACTATGGAAGATGTTCCATTCATGTTTGGAGATAAGGCTCTTGATCGTATGATTCCAGATAAGTATCAAGATGTATTTAAGGGAACTCCCAACATAGGAATACCTAATATACCAATGCCCGGACATGGTGCATTTAAGTACTTGAATGAGAGGACTCAACAATTAAGATTTATTCAAAGTAGAGCTGAGATGTTAAATGCCTATGGGAATGATATTATAAGAAAAGGAGGAGAAATTCTAGGGTTTCCAATGGGTCATCCTAAATATAAGGATAGTGGATCGGGGACAACAGAAAAAACCAAACCTAAACCGGCAAAAATATTAAAAGGTTCAGGTAGTTTATTAGGTAAGTCAGCAAGATTTTCAATGGCTAAAAGTGGAAAAAACCAAGGAAGATCATCTTTAAAAATTGGTAGAAAAGGAACTGGCGGAGGTGAAGGAGCTAGTCATTTTAAGAGCTATAAATCAGGTCGTAGATCTGAGAATTAAATGATAAAAGGAAGGAACTATGAATGTTAAGATTACTTAGTCAAAAAGAGATTAAAGAGAATTGGGATAAATATAAACCCCATATTGAAACAGCAATGACCTCTTCAGAAAGTGGTTTAATTATAATAGGAAAATCTCAGAATATTTATAAAGGTGTGTTTGAACGCCTTATGAATCCTTTTAATCAAGTTATGCACCTTTGGTCAGAAGGAGATGAAGATTATATTGTACTCACTCAGTTACTTTTTTGTGAGATTACAGAAAGAAAAACTTTACTACTCTCTTCATCTACTCGTACTAAAGATGTAGATAAAGAAACACTTTCAGAAAGATATTTTGAAGCTTACAAATCTATTTCAAAGTTTGCAAGAGATAATAAATGCGTAGGTATGTATTGTCATAGCGAATTAGATTACTTTGCAGAGATGGCAAAACAAACTAAAGATTGGACAAATGTTGTTACTCGTTACCAATTTTATTTCCCCTTAAATTAAAATGAAAATATATACAGAAATAAATTATAAGTGGCTAGATGGTCAATTGGTAGAAACAGATTCTAAGTCTTTTGAATATGATGGAGAAGTAACTCTTTGTGGAGATGTTGGAGGCTCATTGGGGGATGTAAAGAGTAAAGCTCAAGAGGCTGAAAGAAAATTTAAGGAAAAATTTGCAGAGACTGAAGCGGCTGCTAAAGCGGAGATGCGCCGGACTGAAGCGGCTGCTAAAGCGGAGGCACAACGGGCTGAAGCGGCTGCTAAAGCGGAGGCACAACGGGCTGCTGCTGCTGCTGAAGCGGCTAAAAAAGCGGCAACTAAAAAAGCTCAAGAGGCTGCTGATAAGTTAGCTGCGGAGACTGCACGGGCTACTGCTGCTGCTGAAGCGGCTGCCAAAAAGTTAGCTGATGATGCTAAAGCTGAAGCGGAACGTCAGGCTGCTGCTGCTGCTGAAGCGGCAAGAGTTGCTGCTGCTAAAGCAGAGGCCGAGCTAAAGGCTGCTGCAAAAGCTGCTGAAGAGAATGCTGCAAAAGCTGCCGCTGAAACTGCACGGGCTACTGAGGCCGCAAGAGTTGCTGCTGATAAGTTAGCTGCCGATGCAAAAGCTGCCGCAGCCTCTGCTTCTGATGCTACAAAGACTAATCTAGAATACGGAGCCGATGCAACAAAAGAGGCACTTGCCTCTGCTACGGACGCTACAAAGACTAACCTAGAATATGGAGCCGATGCTACAAAAGAGGCACTTGCTGCCGCTACTGATGCTGGAAAGACTAACCTAGAATACGGAGCTGATGCTACAAAGGCTGCCCTTCATGCTGCTACGGACGCTGGAAAGACCAATCTAGAATATGGAGCCGATGCAACAAAGGCGGCCCTTCATGCCGCTGCTGATGCCACAAAGACCAATCTAGAATATGGAGCAGGATATGTTGAAGACCTGAGAGATGACTTATTTGAGAGATTTATTAATAAACCAATGGAAGAGGTAGCTGAAGAAACGACAGGTCTTGTATCTTCTATAAACACAACCGACACAGCCGATGATGACGGTACAACTGGAACTGATGGACTTTTAACGGGTGGAAATATAAATACATTTGCTAAAGGTAATAAAGGAAAGAAGAAGAAAAACAATCCCTTCTTAGCTATAAGTAAAGGGAAGAAATTTGCTAGAGGATCTACCAAATATAAACGATCTTCCGCCACTTCTACTCTTAAAATTTAATAAACTATGGAATATATTAGTGTAGATAATAATGAGGAAGTTGAATTAGGTTATGCTCAAGGAATGTATACAAGTCTGAAAGGAGAAAGAGAGTCTTTCTTAGATAGAGCAAGATCATCCTCAGAACTTACAATCCCCTCACTTTTAGTAAACGAAGGTCACTCTAGTTCCTCTATTCTACCTACTCCCTTCCAATCTATAGGAGCGGAGGGAGTGAATAATTTATCTAGTAAATTACTTTTATCTCTCATACCTCCTAACGCACCTTTTTTTAGATTAGTAATAGATGATGTAGAGTTAGAAAATTTATTAGCCGATCAGAGAGGAGAAGCAGAAGAAGCTCTTTCTAGGATAGAACGTATGATAGCTCAAGAAATTGAGGTTCGTGCATTACGTGTTCCTATTTCTGAGGCATTGAAACATTTAATAGTGGCAGGTAATGTCTTAGTGTATCTACCAGATAAAGAACAGATGAGAGTTTTTAAGCTGGACAGGTATGTTGTTAAAAGAGATTCAATGGGTAATGTATTGAAGATAATTATTAAAGAAACAATGTCTCCATTATCCTTACCAGATAAGGCTAAACATTTAGTAGCTGAAATAGAAGAAGATGAAGTACCAAAAACAAGTATTGATCTTTTCACCTGTGTTAAATGGACAGGTAGAAATTGGAAAATACATCAAGAGGTGGAGGGTAAGGTTGTACCGGGAAGTGAAGGATCATTTCCAAAAAATAAAAATCCATTTATTGCTTTAAGATTTACACATATAGATGGTGAAGATTATGGTAGAGGATTTGTAGAAGAATATATTGGAGATTTAAAATCATTAGAAACATTAACTAAAGCTATTGTAGAAGGGAGTGCTGCTGCGGCTAAGATACTCTTCTTGGTACGTCCAAATGGAACTACAAGAATTAAGACACTTGCAGATTCCCCTAATGGAGCAATAGTAAGTGGAGATAGTGGTGATGTTTCCACACTTCAATTACAAAAAACCGCTGATTTTAGAGTTGCTCAAGATACAATAAGAGTTTTATCTGAAAGATTAGGACGAGTATTTCTTATGAATTCTTCTATTCGTAGGGATGCTGAGAGGGTGACAGCAGAAGAAATAAGAATTGCCCATCAAGAATTGGAAATAGCATTAGGTGGAGTGTATTCAATTCTATCTCAGGAATTTCAGTTACCATTAGTACAACTTATTATGAATAAACTGAAGAAAGAAAAGAAACTTCCTCCATTTCCTGATGACTCCTTAAAGCCGATGGTAATCACAGGAGTAGAGGCGTTGGGAAGAGGTCAAGACTTAAATGAACTTGCCACATTCCTTCAACATCTTACACCTTTCGGACCAGATATGATTATGCAAGAGATAAATACTAATGAGTATATCACTCGTTTGTCGGCCTCACTTGGTATTGAACCT